ACTCAGCATTCACACGTCCTGTCTCGGCATTTTTTCTTGCAGTTTCAGCGGTACCTCTTGCAGTCTCTGCTGTTTGCCGAGATTGTTCAGACGCTTTGCGTTGGCCTTCGGCAGTTTCACGCTCTTCTTCATTTTCTTCAACTGTCGCTTCTAAACCCCGCAAGTCCTTTATTGCTTGCAACATATCAAGGTAAGTAGCATAGATATAGCCAAGCCCATACTTAACGCTCTTTTTGGCTCCGTTTAATATCCGGTAACCTATCGTAAAAAAGCCGGTCAAATCCTTAGCTTCTTCCAGTTCTGATATTTTTCTTCTTTTAATCGGCATATCTTTATTCCTTTAAGTCTATATAATATTCTCCGTCCTCTGTCACTATTAATTCGTCGTCCTCTGTAGCAAGAAGGAAATCCTGTTCATTCACCCTACAAACTGTAAAGACAAGGGTTAAATTAAATTCAACGATAACCCGACCGGTCAGGCTTGCGATATTAAAGCCAGAGCATTTCTTGTAGTAGCAGGGATATTCTTCATAACTCCAATCGCAAAACAATGTCCGTTCACCGGGTTGGATAAGCGAATGAAAGAATGCGTCGTAACACTTCCAGAAACGTTCTATAGAATCAGCTATCATTACGCATTTGAGGGTTACATCCTTGCTTTGAAAGACTAAATGTTCAGCGTCGTACAAACGACCATCCGATGTTGAAAAAGTCTTCGTAAGATTTTGCTTTACGGTAGGTGACTTAAGTATCTCGTCCAAGCCTTCTTCTACTACCACGCCATAGCGGTCTAACTGTATTCCATCTATTTCATACATTGACTTCGGAATAAGAACACCGTTCCCATCAGGTGTAATGCTTGCCGGGCGGACAGGCAGGTCTTCAGAAAACTTTAGCGTTAATGAAGTCAAGGTATCCCATTCTTCATTTGCCGGATGGGACAACAAACGCAATCGCCATTCACGATTTAATCCCGGTATACTAAATACATGATATCCCGGTTCCGACAACTTATAAATGAAATCATAAGCGGACCGGAAGGGAACAGAAGAAACAAACGTTATCGATACCTCTTTGTATTTTAATGTCGGGGCTTCAAGGTCCACCTCTACACCGTCCTCTTCCGGCCAGTCGTTTTTCTCCGGATCGGATAGGTCTGGAAAAGACAGTAGGTCATTATACCCGCCCTCAGTAATCCATATCCCATACTGGACGTAAGTATCAATACCATCTATGTAAAGTCTTCCTTTCATAAAATCGCTACCGTATTGTCTTTTTCGATTTCTACTTCACAGTTACCGATATTTACAAGCAGGATAACGGCATAGTTACTCGCTTTTATCTTAGCTTTTGCACCGTGCATAAGAATCACCTTGTGAACCTTTGTATTGTCGTTTACTGTGATTACAGCATGAGTATTGCCTATAATTCCTATATTTCCGGGATTAGACTTTTCTATCTTTCCGGCATCAACATATACACCATGAGGCTTTACATTCTCTGCCATACCGCGGAACATCTCAATACTGGGGTAATTTCTTTCCTGACAAAATTCACGCCCCTGCGGAGAAAAGAACAACCATACAAGGCTTTTCCAATCCGTTACACCATTTGACTTACTGCAAGCACCAAGCGCCAGTGCTGATTTCATTATATCGTTTACTGTTTCCATCATTGCTTTTTTAAAATCAATCCCGAATCTTTAATATCTTGTACCGTACGTGCTGCCTTAGAAGTATTGACTTCAATCTTATCAGAGACATCAACTATCTTTTCTGAGAGTTCAGCAATCCTGTTTGTATTATCTGATACCTTGCTGGATAGCTCACGGATAGCTCTTACATCTTCCCAACCTTTTACCTGAAGTTCCCGGATAAAAGACATCTGCTCTCTGATACCGGTTACTTCTACCAAGGTCTTATCTAAAAATATAAGCTGGGAAGACAATTTCCCATTAAGCGCATCAACAGAATCCTGAGATGCTGTCGCTTCCAATCCTTTTGCTGTCGCTTCGCGGGTGGTGGCAGCCGTGGCATCCTTAAACAGGTCATCATACATTTTCATCGCCTCCATGAAACGGTTTCCGGCTGAATTGGCTGCATCTTCAAATTGCTTTTTTTCGGCATCAGTCAAAACTCCATCCTCCATATTTTTTCCAAGCTGGGTAACAGCATTTTCAAGGGCTTTCCCTAATATCTGTTTTTTTAGAGCCTCTTTTACTGCATTGGCAAGGACTTTCTTTGTCGTTTCACCCATTGCCTTAGCCCCATCTTCACCCTGTGCATAGGCTTCGACAAGGGCATCAGCGAAATTGTCGATTGCGGACTGGATATCAGTACCGGCAAGCATCTCAATCTGCTTTTTCTTTGTATCTTCGATTTGATTACCAAGCTCCTCGTATTTATCTTTATACTCTTGTACTTTGTCATCATCTGTATGCTTCTTTTCCTGTTCTTCCCGCATCTGTTGAAGGACAAGTTGTTGCTGTTTTTTTAGGTTCTCCACTTGTCCATCCATAAGGTTATAAACCTCGTTGGAATAAGTGTTCTCTATAGCTCGTCCTAAACGGTCATAGGCACGGCTTAGATTGTCCACCTCTTTCTGTAATTCCTTTATCTTCCTTTCATGTTTCCGGTCATTGTTGAAGATGTTAAACACAGAAGTAAGGACCCCGATAGAACCCTGTATAATACCAACTGGATTGGCAGAAGCAATACTGGTAGCCAATTGGCTTGCCGCTCCCATGAGATTAGATATATCTCCTAATAGTTCCTGTGTTGCTTCATCACCGGCAAGCCCCATTTCAGTAAGACCACCAACAACGGAATCGAAACCACCCTTAACGATATCAATAGAGGCGGCGGTGTCCCGGAACATATCTTTCAGGGTATCTTTCTTTGTGGCATCATTCTCGGCAGCCTTATATTCTTTCAAATGCTTTGATAAGGACTCAAATGGATTCTTTGCCCTGATTTGTTCGTCAACCTCTTTTAAACTATTAGTTACAGCCTGAGCATCAACGGGGTTCAGCTTTAAATCTTTAGCTTTCTTCTTGATTGTACTGCTCAGTTTCTCCAATTCTGCAACGGTCAAGTTATCAAGGTTCCCGAATAACTGTTGCCATTCGGTACTTTCTTGCAGCATTTGTCCATTCAAAGTGGACAGGGCTTTTTGCTTGCCCTCTTGCAGTTTAGCAACCAGATAAGCGTCTTTAGCTTCCACCGCCGCATTGATATCGGTATCCCATTTTTCGCGCAGGTCTTTTTCCTGCTGTTTGTAGTCATTCAGGTCATCGAGCATGGAACGGTAAGTTTCTTTCTGCTCTGCCTTATCAATATTAGATGTGTATGACTTGTGTTCATTTTTAGTCATACCACCTGTCCGCAATTGTTCGTTAGCCCATTTGCGTTCTTGGTTGTATCGCTCCTTAATGGCTGATAATTTGCGTTGCTCTTCGTTCAGGAAAACATCCGTGAGGACTTTTGTGCGCTGTTTGTATTCTTCAGCGTATTCTTTCTCTATTTTGGCGATATCCGTTTTTTCCTTTGCATTAGCAGCATCTTCCCTACTGTCAAATGTCTTGATTACGGTAGGATCTTCTTTACCTTTCGTTTCTTTTATCTTTTTCTGGTATTCTTCCTTTTCTTTTTGGATAGCTGCAATCGTTTCCCGTGTTTCCTGCTGGGCAAGGGCAATACGTTTTGCCCGGCCATCTTCCATAGCGGAGATACGAGAGGCTTGGAGCTTTAGTTCACTGTCAAGAATGGCACGGGCTAGTTCTATTTGAGTTTGTTTCAATTTATCACTTTCCTTACCCGATATGCCTGTCAAAGCTTCCAACTTGCTTTTTACCTCCTTGACCTTATCTTCAGCCGCCTTTATTTCGCTGTTTTTTGCGGTAGAATCTTGAGCGCGGAGTTTTTTTAATTTGACTTCTGCATCTGATAGCTCTTTGGTAAGAGCTATTTTTCGCTGAAGAACTGTTTCTCCTTTTTCATTATCATTATTCAAATCCTCTGCAGCTTTCCTTGCCGCTGCCTCATCCTTCAATCCCTGAATTACTATATCCTTTGCCTTCTCATATTCTATTTTTAATTGCTCATTTCTTGACTTCAAACGGCGCAATTCAAACCACTCTCCTACCGATGTGTTCATTCCGTTCTTACCTTCCAGACTCGCTATACGAGAATCATTAGTTTTCATTTCTGACTCGATAACATTAACATCTGCTCGCTGCTGAGCTTTAATCCTTTCATCAAGTGCTTTCGCTAGTAAATTATTTGCCTGCACCGAATCCATCAAAAGAAAGTTCTGAAGGGATATATTTTCAAGTTCATCCGGATAAAGTTTCCGTAAAGCCTTATATATCTCAATCTTTTCCGTCATTAGTACATTCTCATCCCTTAAGGAAGAAAGCATCCCATCTACATCTTCTTTGGTCTTTTTAGCCCAATCGCTTAAATCTTTAACGCGCTTATTATGTGCTGCTGTAGCCTTCTCTGCCGCTGTAGCTTGCGTAGCATATTTATACACAGCATACCCCAGCGCAGCAACCGCTGCGGCAGCTAAAACATAGGGATTTGTTAAAAATGCTGCTGTATTTTTCAATAGTGCAACCGTTTGAGCCTTAATTGCATTTGTCATTAATTTCGTTGTAGTTACATGCTTAATCGCCGCCAATCGACTAACCACCATCGCCCTCGCATATATATTATGAGCTGCCGCAGAACCCAAAACAGAACCTTTGTATCCGATGAAAGCTCCTGTAACAATAACAATCAAGTCACCTAACGTTTTCATAGCTTCTTTGGCTTCGCCATTTTCAAAAGCCTCATTAAATGCTGTGGCAACCTCAGAAACTTCTTTCAATATTGCTTGTCCCATTGGGCGCAATGCCGCTTGAATATTGTTTGACAAAAGGGTCATCTGCTTGTCTACATCATTCATCATAAGCTTAAATGCAGCTTCTGTTGATCCAGCCGATTCATTCATTGCCTTAAGGTCGGCTGCAGCATCCTGAGCCTTAATGCCTGTCATACCTAATACACCATTCACGGCCTCAATCTCAGGAATCATAGCTCTTAATGCAGATTCACTTCCGTTTGCTTCCTTGGCTACTTTATCCAAAGCATCTTGGAAAGTCATAGTGTTAAATGTCCCATCACCGAGGTACTTTGATACCCCGACAATAGCAGCTCGTATCTGAGTCATAGCCTGCGCCGTCGGAGTACCGGATTTAGTAAGTGTGGCAACAGCAGCTAACACCTGATCCATCTCGACACCGTAGCTGGCTGCAATCGGCGCAACCTGTGCGATAGATTGTCCCAGCTCTCCGAATGTTGTCTTACCCAGGCGAGCAGTCGTGAAAAGTTGATCCGAAACTCTCTCGGCATCCGACGCACTAAGTTTATAGGCATTGATTAGCGTGGTAATAGCATCAGCAGCCGTCGCCGTATCGGTCATACCTCCAATTGCAGATCTAGCTGCCACCTCGAGCACATTCATTCCGTCTGCCCCATCGTGCCCGGCCGAAACAATCTGATACAAAGCCTTTGCTGCTTCCGGAGATTTAACCGGTATTTCCTGAGTAATCGCCATTACCCGGTTCATAAAGTCGGTCATACTGCCTTCTACCTGTGTAGAAATCGTAGCCACTTCCAGCATGTTCTTCTGAAACTCTTTTTCAAAATCATAAGAGCTCTTTGCAGCACTGGCAAAAGCTGTCGCCGCACTAATCCCAATGCCGGAAAAGACATCGAACGATGTAATCTGTCCAGCCATTGCCTTAATTATCCCCATTGCCTCCCGGCGACCAGCGTACAAACCAGAGTTATCTATACCTGTTGCCGTAAATAAAGCTCCATCCCTATTTTTGATTCCCATAACTGTTTATGGTAAAATATAAGTATGTAAAAATAATTCTCACACAAAAACTTCCACATTTGGGAATTATATTATATCTTTGCATCAAAGAGAAACAAACAACAGAAATATGAAAATCATTGATTCAGAAAAGCTAGAAAAGTTCATCCGCAAGCACGCTGATGCTGAAAAATCTATTCAAAAATGGGTAGAAGTTTGCGAGGCTGCTGATTGGAAGAACCACTCTGACTTGAAAAATGATTTTCTTTCCGCCGATTATGTAGGAAACAGCCGATATGTATTTAACATCAAAGGTAATAATTATCGGATTGTAGCTGTTGTTACGTTTTTCGCTGGCCGCATGGTTATCCGCTTTATCGGTACCCATCCGGAATATGACAAAATTGATGTAAAAACTATTTAATAAGGAGGGCGTATGATTATTAAAAACGATGCTCAGTATAGAGAACATAAAGAAGCTATGGAGGTGATTATCGCAAAAGGTACAGAACTTGGCGATATGGAACTTTTGCCACAGTCTGATAAAGATGAATTTATCCGTCTTACCGATGCGATCCATGAATGGGAAGCCGCTTATCATCCACTGCCCGGTAAAGTCTCCTCACTGATAACAGACGAGATAAAAAAGCAGATGGCAGATAAGAAGATCAAACAAAAAGAAGCTGCAAAAATGCTCGGTATATCAGAGTCCAGGGTTAGCGAATTGTTGAACGGTAAACGTGCGCTTAACCTGAACATCGCAAAACGCTTACGTGATTGTTTCGGAATTCCTGCTGATTTCATCCTAGACAATATTTAATACAGAAGCCCTGCTAACTTCACAGTCTGCAGGGCTCCTTATTTACCAAACAAATCAAAATTCATAACTATGACAAATCATTTCTACTACACTGATAATATATATCATAAACTTCTCCTTTTTTGAACACGCTTTTTTTGACCTGTATCAAAGTCTATCATTTCTACCCATTCACCATCTTCTTCTTTTTTTTCAGAGGTATCATTTGTATGGAAATCTTTTGCTCGTCTATTGATTAAATAACCATGTTCCTGGAGCATACCCAATAAAAGAATAAAGCTGCTATCTAATGTCTGAGAATGAGTGTAACCAAAGGATTCATTACAAATAACTAAGAACATGAAACTGCTTTGTGGTCCGTTTTCTTCCATGTCTCGCTGTTTCTTTGAAGGGCTATTATCTCCTCTTCGCTTAGCGGGCTCACAGCTTCCAGCGCTATGATAGTACGAGAAAAAGGGTTACATCCTATCCGATATAAAACAGCATTAAGAAGAATATAGATATCCTCCCAAGTACAATTATCTTTCAGAACCTCACGAAACCATAATGGCATATCACCTTTTCTGTTATGAATACCGAGGCAGATAATCTCGAAAATAATCTCATCATACTTAGCGATCAACTCCGCCACTTGACTTGAGAATTCCTTATCTTTGTTTGCGGCAAGAATTGCCATATCTTCCTTATCAATACAAAGTAAAAGTGGCTTTATTCTGAACCACGTCCGTACAGTAATTGGAGTTATAACAATACTATCCCCTATCGTTTTTCCTTTCGGTAGTGATTCAAGCCTAGTGAATTCGAACGGGATTGTTACCGATTGACCGGAGACAGATTCACTTTCCAATTGGAGTACTCGCTTTACACTCATGTTTTCCTTTAAAATATAAAAGCCCCAGATAGTTCCGAGGCTTTCTCAATAACCTAAACCAAACATCTATTAAGCGACCACGGCTGTAGTTTCCGTACTTGTCACCTCACCATTGAAATAATCCGTTCCTGTGAATTTAACGAAGATGGCATATCCTACATCATCAACAGTAGGGGTATAACCTGCAAAATCAACATTCGGGATCAGTTTCGCTTCTTCTTCCTCCTTCTTTCGAAACCATTGGTATGTACCCGTTGCTCCTTCAGGGGTCACGTTTGCTGTCAATCGTACTCCAACTTTAGGGTCGCCAGTAATGGTAACCTTAGTCACAGCTGTTTTATCAACCTCCTTTACATGACGGGTAAATGCCGTTTTCGGATTTCCACTGGAATCAAATACAGCTTGCTTTGTAACCTTGACTAATAGCAAATCTGTATCCTCCTCCGAAGGAGCTTGGCTCAAACGGGCAGCCACACTACCATTCACAATCACATACTCGGTATACTTACCCTGATATGGCAATGTACACAATTTCAATGACCGGTTTATTGTCGGAATCGAAACCGGTTCATTCCATTTCCCGTCATCATCAATAGTTCCTCCACAGAAGTACTGCATCTCTTCCGATGTCGGAGATGGAATTGCAAACTCTATACTATCAGCATCCCCCTTCTTATTCAAGATGGCCCAAGGCGAATCCATTCCCATTGCCTTGAATTCCTTTATTGTAGCCTCATTGAAATTGAAAACAACTGAGCTGGTATGAATGATTGGGAATCTTTTATAAAAGGTTGCTGGAACTCCATCACCAGAAATACCTAACCCTACATAGGCGATATCCACCGCTAAACTTCTTTCCATATTCTTAATCTTTTTCTGTAATTACTTCAAATCTTATATTCGTACAATCGAAGCCTTCTTTTGCTTCGCCAAGAGGTTCGGACCATACAATCCGAGATTTCCAATACATGCCGAAGGGTGGTTTGATCTTCCGTAACGCAGACTTTATGCTCCGTACAGTTCCTTTCATTAACTGACGGTCAGGCATACCGTTCGCCTGCTTTTTCACAAACACGTTTATATTGACCGGTCCCTTATTGACAACATCCTTTTCACTCAATGCAAGCATCCGTACCGTAATATGGTTTCTTGTTTCCCCATCACTGGAACAATCTTTGTACAAAACAAAGCAGGTACCGGCCGATTCTACCACGTCATAGACAATATCAACTATATCAAACTGATCTGCCATATCAATATCCTTTCTCCGCTAGTTTATCAAACAAAACTTTACTCCGTTTTTTTATCCATTCTTCAGTATGCTCCGTCGCAACAGAGATAACATCCAGGTTGTCGATTGCTTCTACATAAACAGCGTATGGCATAGCGGCTACACCTATCAATACCCAACCTTTCTTATAAAGAGGTATCAGTTCGGAAACCAGCCGTTTCGCTTCACGCATACCTGTCTGCTTATCTGTTCCCGATGTGGATTGTTCGTAATTTTCGGTCAATATATCGCCATCCTTGACGATCACATAACCGATAGAGCTACGAAGATTGCCGGTACGGTCTTCATAGTTGCCTTTCTTACGAGCAATCTTTACAAATTCCTCTCCGGCGCGTTGCAAAAGTCGGTATATCCGCTCTTCCGCCCGATCCACATAATAATCGAACCAACGTTCTACTTCTCTATCGCTCCACATCGGAGTCAAACCACCTTTCCTTGCCATCGCTATACATAAATTACAGAGTGAGTCTGAAACGGCTCCCAACAGATGATATCCACATCGAGAGCGATACTATCAATCCGGATCCGTTTTGCATTTTCTACGGGACATACCTTTGTCGAAAACTCTCCATGCACGATAAACTCTCTCCCATCGACATTCCGCTTCAATTGCTGTCCGCTATTGGATGGAAAGTATTGCCCTGTGACCTCTATTTCCGTCGCTTCTCCGGCAACCCATTCTCCTTTTACCAATTGTCCGGATTGGATTGTTACGACCGCTTTATGTGAATATCGTTTTACCATCTGTTACGCGCCCTTCCTTTTGGAACCTCAATCTTATTACCGATCAGTTCTGCTTTTTCCGGTTCTCCTCCTTCCCGGTATAACCTTTTTGCCGTAGCATCATACCAAGAGCGAGGATATGTTATGGAGAGCTTATTTTCCGTGAAGTCTGGCAGACCACCAACCATGGAATAAAGGTCGGCAGCCACCAGCTTTTGTTTTTGGATATCGATCGTCTTACTATCTTCTGTACCTTCAAAGCCACGTCCCGGTAAAACGACGTTATCCAAAAACTCTTCACAGTCGGCAAGACCGGGATAAGCAAGTATTGTATCTCGAATCGTCTTAGCCATGATTGTTACTCTCCGTTTTCAGTATCCTGAATCGTCTGATCTTCCGGTTCAACGGTTTCACCTAAGAATGTCGCCGGGATATCATCCGTACCCTCAGTATCCTCGGAGGCATTCCAATCCTTACCATCCACTTTCATGATAAACATGGCATCCGGATCATTTACGACAGGAATAGCATTTGCTTCCGCTTTGGTCCATTCCTTGAACGGTTCCAGTTCAGACCATTTGGTTACCAATACCCAATCCTGTTTTACCATGAGGGCTATCTTCTGCAAGGTAGCGGAAGACTCGGCAGCAATAGGCCCATGCTGGATATCGCCAACCTTCAAATCTTCCAGGAAACATACTCGTTTACGCTCCCATGGATTGATCGTCTTGCGGTGATGCGCTCTATCCTCAATACGGACAGCCGGATTCACGGTGACAATCTTCACCGGGATTTCCTGCTCAGCCAGGTATTCGTTGATAAGATTCTTCGTCACCAATATTTTTGAAGACGAATTAACCCATGCTTTCAATGTGTCGAATGTTGATTTCTGCTTCTTCAGCAAAGAGAAATCCGCTACATGCATCACGACATACCGAATTGTTACACCTTCAGCAGAAGCAGCGACAACAGTATCTTCTATATCCTGCAGGCCATTGGCGGTTGTTGCATTACTCCAGTCTACAGAAGATTTACGCTGGTTCTTCTTCGGCATACCACAACCAACAAATTCAGCAGTAACTACACCACCATTATTCTTGGCAGACAAATGGAAGCCAGCTCGGCTCATAAGCTGCATACACCACCATTCAAAGCGAGCACGAACGGAATTATATACAAAATCCTGGTCCTTGAAAGCCAGATTCAATAACGCCAACTGGTCCGCATCACCCTGCGCATCACGTTCCAACTGTTTGTACTCGTTGTAGTCACTTTCGTTCATACCACGCTTAACAGCCGTCTTTGGGATATCACCGGACAGCTTACTGATTACCTCGCGTGTCTTCTGCGGAGCGGAAGCATCAAAAGAGATCACATCGGCCATTACCGGAGCACCCTTCTCACCAGTCAGCGTCTCCCACTTCAACGAAGTCTTTCTTTTCACTCCGAAGAAATTCGGGAAGACAACCGGTTTCACATGACGGGTATTCAATCGAGCCGCCATGTTCTTTTTATTTACCTGTTTAATTAAACTTCTTTCCATATATCTGATTTTAATGGATTACACAAAACGGATAAACGACAATAACGCCTTCAGGTCCTTATCTACCGGGAACGGCATACAGGATTCGTTTACCGTACCTCTTACCAATAATCCGGACTGCTGGTTGGCTACAGTCAAGTCGACTTTATTCATCGTGACAACCAATTCGCCATCATAAGGCAACTTGGCTGCTTTTGCAGCTTGCTTGTCTTTAGCCTGAACCAATACCAGGCCTTTTGCAGCAGCCCCGACCGTCGCTTCCAGCGTGATCGTATCGAATTCCGCACTGCTCTTATCGATAGCAGAAATCTTATCAGACGCTCCAGATAACGCACCACCAATCGTCACGAAGTCACCGACGCCGAAGAGATGGTTCTTAGCCACTTTATACGCTGTCGCATCGGCAGCAGCAGCTTCCGAAACCGTAGCCGTCTTCAATACATGATACAGTCCTGTTTCCGGGTCTTTTACTACAATCACAATCGGCGGAAGCTCATCCAACGCCTTACCATTGAACAAAGCGTTCCGCAAATCTCTACGGTCGATAGTACCTCCACCGATCACATCCTCAATAATTTTTTCAATTCCGGGAGGATACTGGAATTCTCTTTCTCTTCTTCTGTACATAACATTATACTTTACTTGAATTATTCAATACCCAGGTTTACCACACCGGGATTATTCGCATTTTTATCCGTATCTTGGTCCATCAGCTTCGCCCAATCAGCTTCGGAACGCTCCGGAAGATTTACAGAACCGGGAGCATAATCACCACGAGCCACAGCATCATCGATTGCCTTTTGTTGGATTCCGGTATATTCTTCAACCAAAGCCTTGATCTGGTCCTCAATAGAAGTTTCCAATTCCAAGTTCACACGCCCTAACCAGCTATCCGGAAGATTGGCATCTTTCAACTGCTTACGGGCTGTTTCTTTTTTAGCTTCGTTTGCCGAATTGGTAATGGAATCGCCCACCTTCTTAGCCATATCATCAACGCTCTTCTTCATGCTTTCCAGATAAGCTCTTACTTCCGGGCTAAGGTCTTTCAACAACTCTTCCTCCGGTTTCTTATCCTTGTCAGGATCTTCTACTGGTTTACCCTCTTTCAATCCATACTTCGCTTCGTATGCAGCGACAGCGGCGGTCTCAGCCGTATTCTTCGCTTCATTCTCCGCCTCCTGAATCGCTGGAAGGATATTTTCTTTGAACAGGTCCACAAAAGCCTCCATTCCTTCAGCTTTTTCAATCTTGAACGTCTTTTGAATACGTTCCGCATACTTCTCCGGCACGCCTTTTGTCTTACAGGCCGCCTTGATTAAATCTAAAATTGTCATAAGCGTTTTCTGTTTAAAATATAAGAAAGAGCAAGAAAATTCCAGGCATAAAAAAAGCCCACCGGAATTGACCGACAGGCTTGATATAAAAATTCAATTATGGGGGATTTACAAAGTAGGCTTTTTCCTTTTACCATATAATGGTGCTATAGAAAATAACACACCATCCAAGACAATCTGACCTTCTTCCTTTGCCTTGATTTCCGATTTCAACTCTTCTAGCTCCTCTTTAGTCAAGTCATCAAGACTTAACCCATATGCATCCAGTTCCTTTTTTATTTTCTCGTCCATAGTCTTTTTTATATGATGTAACAAATATAATCAATCACGATGTTTTGAGTATTCCCATCCAAACATTTTCGCTAATTTTCTATTTAATTTATGGAAATGAACTATACCAGCACGATCACAGGATAATTCAGTATAATCCATCTTATCCACATATGCATATCCTTCTTCTTTTATCAATTTCTCAACGGACTTATAAGCTTTATGAAAATCATCAGGAGTTATCCCCCAACCTTTTTCAGGTCGTTTTAGAACAAAAGTATAATTAGGGGTCACGGCTCTAATCTCAGATAAGTCCCATTGAACAGCCAGTAATATGTCATCCTCACTAAAAGAGTTCCCTATTCTCCTTATGGATTTCTCAGGATAAGACCAACCGGAAGGATGATTGTGTGTCATCACTGCATTTTTCAACTTTCGACATTCATCGACAGTAAAATTTACATGTCTGGATTTACCATCTTTGTTTAAAACGATTTCTCCATCCTTGCCAAAAGCGACTGCAGTCTCATACGCCTTATTCTTTCGGATCTCTCCTTCTTTTGTGACAATAGACAAGTACAATTGACGTACCTTTTCCATATTGGACTCAGCACGTTTTATCTCACTCTCTATGGATACTGTTACCATATCTTTATATCTACCGTCCTTAGCCAACGTATCCTCGAATCGTTTTGTCTTAATTCCTAACATGTTCGCCCTCTTAATTAAGTCTTCAAAAGAGGGGCCCGGTCTATTTGTCGCAACTGGATTCTCATCCGTAGGCATCCGCTTGATTATCTTACTTTGCGGTATCCTATCTTCCAATAAATAGTCTGCAAACTCTTCATGGTCCATCATTATGGGAGTTGCTATACAAATGCAAAAAGGATGATGTCCAGTAAACTTATACTCCTTTGAGTATCTTCCAGCCAATGCGTCGCAGATCGGACATGGTCCCTTGTGCGAGGGCGAACGCTCCACTTCTATACCTAACACGAAATCCATATTCTTCCACCGTTCATAGTCAGCGGATCGAAACGCTTTGTTCGTCTGTGTCGATGAAAGACGGAGAGCATTCTTGTAAGCAGATCGATACACACCTTGTCCTGGATGGTAATCTTTCATTGGTTGAGACAGTACCAGATTACCGTTCTTATCCCGTACACGATGAAAGCGCTTGTCCGGTCGATGAAGCAATTGCCGGACATCCTGACTAATCAGAGCAGACGGACGACTGGAAGACAGACCGGATGCAAGATAGTATTCCAGATTGTCCTTGGCTCCTTTTGCCAGGTTCCACACACGATCCGATACTGTCAAGCCATATTCATCCTTCTTATTCAGCATGACATTTAACGCTTCTGCATTCCGAGAGAACATCTTATCGCGTAATGTGTCGGAAATAGACAGATCCTTTATGAACCCAGAAACGAGATCGTCAGCCTTTTTGTTTCCACGATTCCAGGACTGAACCATATTATCCGTAATGTTGGCCAATAACCCACTATGCAGGTCAGATAGTAATCTTTCGATAGAGTTCTCTACAGTCCGGTTACCCACCCATACACTCGCTTTGTTATGATTCGACCAGCGAGCTAGCAGCGGTCCCACCTGACGAACAAAATCATCAAAGAGATACTTTACACTCCCTTGCTGCTGTAAGAGCTTCTGAAGATGCTGTTGCTCGTAAAACGTTAGACTTTTCATTCTCCATATCCCATTGTCAGACCAACCATATTATTGCGTTGCGCAGCCGTATCCTCCTCTTTCTCCATCAGCTTCATTTCTTCGTCCAAGTCTTCTGTCAGCGGAGAATGAGCCGTAACTGTACGCTGAGCATTTATCGGCTTACCACCATTGGCAAGAGAAAGTGTTTGTAAAGTTTCGGATAAATCTTCCGGCAAAATAGAACCAAATTCCACATCGATTAGGTTATTAACCAATTGGGAACGATACTTGATATTTGTGATATTGCATATTCCGGCCAGTACAACAGATACACAACGCTGAACAACCGGACCAAATGTTTCCATATTATCACTAGCCTTGATAATAGCGTCCATCAGCATGAATTTACGGGCAACACCTGACAAATTACCGATTCCTTTCAAATTATCGAATGATAGGTCAGGTGTAGATGTTCCAGAGTACTGCTCATTCTTCGTTTCTTCCAACTCTTTGTCTACCGAAGGCTGGGAACCAGTCCACGTCAGATAGTCCGCATCGCCATGATATTCTTTGCCAGAAACTTCGTCGACCTTAATAGGGAAGTTGATGTCTTTCCCGGTTGTTTCCTTTGAAGGCAAGTCTGAATCTCCATACGTTTTCAAGATCGGTTCCGCAAAATAGTCGTTAGTGTCGGCCATACGGGACAAACGCATTTCCCGCGCATCCATAATTCCAGCCACCTCGTCCCATTCGGGTTGGAACACATCTGCATATACAACCGGAATTTTACCGAATAGATTAGGAACCTCTTTTATAACCCAGCCGCCCATTTCATCAATAGCCATAATAATTTTGTCGGCCGTCCAGATAGTACAGCTATTCCGAAGCATACCGTTAGAATAAACCTGATAGCGATGGATAAACGCATCTAAGTCGTCATTATCATCGAAGTGGGGATAAAATTCAGAGAAGGTATTTTCATTACGGGGAACGGAAAGTGTTTTCACTTTGAGTTCAGTGATTAACTTTCCATCCAAACCTTTCGAGGTGTAAGGATAAAACACAAGAGCGGCTTTACTTTCGGAAAGGACTTTTCGGGCAAAAGATTTCAGAACAGATTGCATTTTTAACCGACGTTCCCAGATACGTTTAAATTCTTGAAAACCGTCGTTTTGGTCCGTGGCTGTAATTGTCATTTTTCCACCAAAGAGGAAAGCGGTAGATGTACGGACCTCTTTCTTCGGGAAATTAGTAACAATGCGTGCTACATCAACAATCTTATCTTCTAACCTTAGAGGATTTCCAAATTTATCCTTTAGGGTATCTGAATAAACAGCCAGCCGTTTAGGTTCACGCCATCCTACAGAGGTTTTACGACGACGGCGTTCTCCATGATATTCGTTATAATACTCCCTAACCTCTCGGTTCTCTATAGTATCAACGCATAAAGAACTTACAATCTGTCCGAAATCTTCATTCTCTAAAATCTCACTTATACTTGGCATAATCGTTTTATGCTAAAATATAAAATGATAATATCCATACCAAAGATACTTCATATCTAAAGTATTATGATATATTTGTAAATTATTTCAATTTCATATCACATGAAAACAATACTACTATTTTTAGGAATACTTTTAGCAAACAGTATTTATTCCCAATCATATAAAGATTGGAATTCTTATAAAGTTGAGACATTTTATGCAAAAATAGAACTTGATTATGGTACACTAGACGAGAATGGTAAACGTTTGAAATTTATTTTAGTTCCTACAGATATGGACAAAGGTGTTTATAAAGTTAATATTAAAGAACTTAATAATGATGTTTATCAGATAGAAGATTCTAACCTTTATGTAAAGTTCAGTTCTATTACAGGAATATGTCCTATTCGTGGATGGAATGGAGTTTTAGAAGTTGATTCTTATGCTTGGAACTCCAAATTTTATATAGAACCATAATCTTTTATCTTCCTCTTGCCACCTGCCTAACCCGGTTATTTTTACACAACCCGATAAACTCTACATTCTCGGCAAGGATCGTCATGCCATCCGGCGCATCGTCATGCTTATTGCCTCCTTCCTTTTTATAGCTTGTAAGCGCTTTCATGAATCGATCATAATCAGAACCTTTCTTATACTCTCCTTCAGCTAGGAAATAGCAATGTCTCTTTATCCAACCTGATTTCAGTAAGATACGTGTTTCCTTATTGGCGGTTGTTGGTTTGGCTTGGATGATACATTTTTCATTCTTAGCCTTTACAGCTTTACGGACGTTCAGGGCAAACAGGCGGCCACCATTATTACTCTCGATACGCATATTGTCGCAACGGGTATCAAGGATCAGAGAAACAAGCTTCGGCTCTGTAATCTCGACATTGTCTTTCGTAAACAGGACATCGGTAATAAAATAATTCGTGCCAAAGACCTTTGCAATCGGTGCACAGAAATCATCGTCTCCTTCATCGGCTACATCGGTAGCACCGATAACGCCATCCGGTTGCTTACCTTCGATATCCGCCAGCTTGAATCGGTTGAGCTCTGATTTGGGGAATAACAAACCTACCGCTTCGATTGGCTCCTGCATATACTCAGCACACCAGATCATATCTTCCGTCTCTTCCCGCAGCTCCAGGTAATACTCGGTTGTGTGGACATCTTCACAGAACGATTCGTCGTTTTCGTCCAAGGCAGAGATACGAATAATTTCGTCATACTTCCCCATTTCCTCCATACGACCGAGAACGTCTGTGGCCGACCAACGTGTACCGATATCGATCGAGCAGCAGTTACCTTCAATACGGGAGTCGTGTGTTCCCTGCTTCCAAGACCATACCTTCTCATTGTTTGTATCGGATAGTGCATCCTCCAAACTCTTATACAAGTCGTCGGTCATGGCCAACATAGAAGCACCAAAGCCGATCACCGTACCACCCACACCGGCACCGAAGTAACTAACCTGCCGGGCAGCGTCCAAGCTCCAACCGTGAACATTTTGCTTATCACCACGTAGCTTTACATCTGGAAATACTTCTTTAAAGCGGGACGACCGGACAATATCCCGCGTATCATAGGATAGTTTATTATACAGGGTATCGGAGCAGCAGTTACGCATAACCGACTCCTCCGGGAAGTGCCCCAGCATCCACGATATGAACAAAGAAGAAATATAAGATTTCCCGGCACGCGGAGGCATGGATACAGCAAGCCGGCGGATCACACCTGATAAATACGATTCATATACTCTCGTGAAAGCATCTGCCACTTCCTTCAAGAACAGACGTTTCGCGAAGAATTTCGGATCATAATACAAGCAGTATGACCAAAAATCATTTTTCGCCTTCCGGCGTCTTAGCACATCCGCTGCTTCCGCCATCAACAACAATACCTCTCTTCTGTTTTTCTCCATTGATAAAATCCTCTAATTGTTCGTCTGTCATTCCTTCAAACTTACTAACTGGCATATTACTATTAAAATTAGTCTCCTGTCTATTCTTCCAACGTTCCGGATTTCCATTTGTCAGAGTAAAAATGATCGCAGCAGTATCTGGTTGTATATGCTTCTTGACTATCGTTTTTTCTTTAATCTTTGGTTTCTGCTTCTCTTTACCTGTTTCATCAATGATCGGTTTCCCACTATCTACATATACTGTTTTCGACTCTTCAACATCATACCCTTGAATTTTCTTCAAAAGGGATTTCTGTGCTTCTGCAACAAAGAACTGCATACGGTCATCCTCAGCCTTTTTTATAGAGTCGGAAAAGTCGGATTTTGTTTTTATCCAAGTATGGTACGTGTCTTTATGAATACCGACCAAATCACAGATTTCGGCAATAGTATGGCTATCCTCCCGGATGAGAGAACAGATCCGATCAACCAAACTTTTGCTATACTTTGCCATTTACTTTACTCCTCCTTATCTTCCTTGTTAAACTTGAACATTGAGTCCGCCATGTCCAAGCAGTTCTCCAATTCATTCACAATCGCCTTCAGCTCAATATATTTACGTTTATCTACTGTTGTAGATAGACTCTCTACCCCGTTCATTTTTATTTCTAGTTCTGCGAGCTGTTGACGTTTCCGTTCCAGTCTCTTAGACAACACATCTCTATAAATCATACATAGTTTCGTTTTCATGGCGATTTTCCTTTTATAGTTTACCGCCAAAGTTATTACTCTTTGAATAAATCATCATCCGAGAAATCAAGTTCAGGAAAATTTTCCTTTATTTTGCTCAAATCCCCTTTATAGAATACTAGCACATTTTGATGCTGCTTACCAATCTTACGGCTATTACTAAACTGCTTCCCGGCTCTCATTGCCAGACTGCCTATGTTATTAACCAGTATCATTTCATTGTAGTAATACAGTCCAGCTTCCTGAAATGCGGCGATCGTGTCAGGAACAAAGCTCCGGTACACTCCTGTCTTATCACGAACTTCTCCAACTACAAACACGGCGAATCGGTTAGACTTCAAAAGCGAACAACTCTTCCGGATGATTTCTTTATATGCTCGCAAGAACTCAGGATAATCCATTGTCGATAGGTCTGCCGGATCATCACTGTACACTTCTAGGTCTACATAAGGAGGACAGCTAAAAACCAAATCTGCGTCATAACCTTCTGCCAAAGCATCTATCTCTACACTATTTCCGCAAAGCCACAGAGGAGCAAACTTATGACCGCCTTTCCCACCGAACTCCTCCCCTAATACTTCAGCAGCATTTTTGCAGTTTGCTTCGACCTGCTCCGGCCTTAGATCAACACCAAAATAAGTCATATCCAACATAGATGCAACAATACCACGAACGGAGCCACCGGCAAATGGGTCCAGGATATTACCATTCGGCACATTAAACCACCGGTAGGCCAACTCGCACAGTACCGGGTCAAAGATCGACGTTCCATCCATAAGCGGGATACCATGATCTCGGCAATACTTTTGTAGTTCATCCCACGATGGGTCAATACCTGTTTTTTCTCTAATCTGATTTCTAGCTTCATAAACACGTGGCGGCTGAGCGGACCGATTAAAAGTAATTTCTTTCTCTCGACCATCATCACTCTTAATACCCAAATCAAGCCAAGCACGTTTCCGGTCTTGCCAATTACCAAGTTTTGTATCAAGAACAGAGAAAGGAGGAATAATGAAACGCTCCTTCAAGCTACCAACACGTCCCTTGTCCGGCTTCACATCATCGACGGAGATATCATCAATATTCAGATCATCGACTTTAAATTCCCAGGCATCCAGTTCGTCGGCACCGAAATCTTCCACGATCGTGTCAAAGTCAAAAACGGACGTATCAGAGGTGTAGTTGTCAGCTAGGGCAAGTGCCTTACGCCGGGCATCCTCTGTCGAAAGGTCTGTACGCTTGATTGCGATCAGTTCCGTTCCATCTGACTCAATGATACGCACCTTCAACCCGAGAGCCTGTGCCTGCTCATAAACACCGTTCCCGGCGATCAAACAATCATCATTATCAAACAATATAGAGCGACCGGCTCCACACTCTTCGAGGCTCTTCCGGATCAGGCGCTTGTTCTTGTCTGTATGGATACGATAATTTCGGGGATCATACTTTAATTCTGTCATAACTTTTATTCTAAAATATAACAGGGGAAATCTATTAACACAAATACTGCTGCATCGCCCGGATAGCCTGCTCCACACTCCGAACAATTACATATTTGCTCCCGGCCATCTCAACCTGGCGTTGGTATTCCTTTTGCTCTGCAGACTGTTTACCTGTAGATGTCTTGAACTCTAGACAAAGAGAAGCATATCCCTTTTTCGGTATCTGAAGGATTACATCGGCCACACCACGTTTCACACCCTGGCGCTTCATATTGGCTGCTTCTATCTTATGCCGGCTGCCACCGTTCGGGACAGCAAAGAGAAGTCGGTCTGGGAGGTTCGGGAAGAATAAAGGAACCTTATCGAAGAATTCAGACTGTATCCGTGCCTCTTCGTTATCATGGTGTTGCTTTTGTTTTGGAGGGTTCTTTTTATCAGAGTAACAGTTATAGCAGATATGTCCTTCTTCTGTTTTGATCACAGAAACCGTTTCCCGGCCACAGGCAATACATTTTTGCGTTTTCATATCTTAGTTTCATATAAGATATAAAGGACAGAAAAAAGTCCCCAGGATCACTGAGGACTTTTTCAACTCACTTATTTCGTGATTTGAGCTATTCTGACTGGTTGTTCGGAAAAACCGAACAACCACTTTCGTTATAATTCCGGTAAAGGCATCCAAGCGTCAATCTTATCACGTTCACAATACACATCATCTCCGTCTTCATCATCCCATACATTATGATATTCATTCCATACGAGAAGTTTAGTTCCGTAAATGCCTGATGAAGTGAGTACGAGTTGATTATCTTCAGGCATTCGTTCTTCTACGCTTATCCAAGGAGATTGCTGTTGTTACCATTCAGCACCGGCTTTAAGGCCCTTTACTACAGAAGTGACTAACCCTTCTGGGTCTGCGATATGTTTACAGCAATATTCTTTGCCGCTTCTTCTATTTTTTCTTCCATAACTTTTTCGTTTCTTTGTAAAAAATATACTTTATGAAAACAATACTTATAGTTATTGGCATTATTATAGGATTAATTGGTGCATTAATAATGCATTTCATGCCTGAAAAGAAATATCCAGAAGATTCTAAAACTAATTTAGATGCTCTTCTATATATGGCAGTTTCAGAAGTCTCAAATAAAAATAGTTTTTCTGATAAAGAAAAACTAAACATTTTGCATTACTTGAAAAATGTTTGGCCTCATAATAAACGCATTAATAATTGGATAAAAGTAGGTGTTACCTTAGTCATTTTAGCCGCGGTAATAAGTATTGTCCTCATATTTATTTAGTTGTTATTCCTTCCAGATACTAATTTTAAACATCTTTGCAAGTTTATTAAACTGTCTTTCAAGAAAAGGAACGCTATTCAAAAGTATTATAAAGTCAACTTCTGTCGCCTCTCCCTCGATCATAACAACCGTTTTGCTTCCTCCTCTATCATCATCAGGACTTGCCGGGAATCCAAAAATTGTATAATTCTTAAACTTTGCTATTTTGAACTCGTTTTTTCTAAACACTCTGTAGAAACCATTGTCGTCGATTGATTCTACCTCTCTAAGTTCTTCATCAGAAAATTTCCCGGTAATTGGAATGGCTGTATGTCCAGCACAACCGTTTGTTCCAAAATAAATAACTCTTCTTTCACTCATATTTTTTTAAATTTGAAATTCTTCTGGTTCCCCGCTATGATGCCTGAGAACGCTTACTATCATATATTCTTTATTCATAAGCTGAGTAGCGGCATAGTCTTCTATTTCCTTTCGGTTATAGCTTGTTTTGACTTCTACCCAAGCACCTGATTCGTATTTGATTAAGACTTTGTACATATCAATTATTGTTATTTTAGAACCACATTCCACATACTACCTTCGTAAACTTCCGACACACGGACAATATCGTCCAGTTCGTTATCTCCTGTATCAAGATCAAAGATTACATCGTAATCCTTGTCGTACTTTTCCAATTCTGCAATTAGTTCTCCAACTGTCATAGATCGTTATTTTTTAATTAGGAAGTTGTTAATAAAATCATCTACAAATTCTTTAGCTTCTTCATCATCCATACCGTTCTCATCGCAATAATCCAGAATGGCTTGTTTTATCTGTTCTTCGGTATATGAATGCTGTCTTTGCCATTCGGCACCGGCTATAAAGCCCTCTCTCTTATGAGAACATTCGGCAACCGGTAATGTATGTGCTGGGTATTTTGTAGCCGCAGCAATTTCTAGTTTTTCGTCCATAATATTCAGTATTTATTAAATTAGAATGGTAAATCATCTTTATCCTTGTATTTAGCAAGGAACTCATTAGCCTCGCGAACCTGTCTACCTGTGTAGTTGTCTGGATCGGAAGCAATATGCAAACAGTTCTCATACTCCTGTATGTTGGCTGATATTAAATCTT